TGCTTGAATAAGTTCCTTTTCCAATATCAATCTCGTTCCAGAATGGAAGACTCTCAAGGTGCTTCTTGGCTATATCTCCAGCAACGTGTACGTGGATGACCACTGCTTTATCCTCTTTCACACAGTCAATTTTAGCTCCAGTGCTAAAGGCGTCCTTGGCTTCTCCACTCATGCTGAGGGCCATATCTTTTAGTTGGTTTAGAATCATAATATCTACTTCCACCATCATATGCTGCCCCAACACCTGTATATACTGTATGAAATGGCCCAGTGGCTTTAGGTTCTGAATTAGTTAAATCATAGGTAATATTTTGCTTCACATAATTTGATAAATCATCTTGCGATGGTTTCCAAGTACGCGGATCTATGGGGGCTTTACCCGGATTATAGGCATCTAGTCCTAAATATTGATTTAATTCATTTAATGCCTGTACCCCGGCAGTGCGATAAGGTTGTACATCATATCTAGCTTGTTGATAGTTTTGATTAATAGATTTAATTGCATCATGTACCGCCGCTTGTGCTAATTGCCCAGCTTGTTGCGCTGCGGCTGATTGCATCTGTGATGCTAAAATAGCTGATTGTGGACTTGGGCCACCAACAACTACACCCCCACCTCCGCCGCCTCCGCCGCCACCGCCAAAAGCGCTAGCAATAGAACCAGCGCCACTAATTGCACTTCCAACACTACCCATATCAGCCATTTATATTACTCCGATAAAATCATCATATCGCCTTTTAACGCGACGTTTTCAATTATACATTTTTCTTTAAAACCGACTGTTTTAAGAAGTTTTTTTACTATTAGATTATCTACACTAATTGTTGTAACAAAGACTTTTGGCCCATATATTTCTTTACAAATATTTATTATTTCTCTTAATGCTTTAGGCGTGTCTTTGCCTCTTTGATGTTTAAATACTCCACCATGGAATAGAATTCCATTACTACAAAATCGTTCTACCATAAAGATTCCAAATGGTAATTCTTCTCTATATATTATATAAAACTCAGTATGAAATAAATCAGGCAACCAGGTTTCAAAATCTTCTAAAACAATATTCTTATATAAATCATCAATCATTAAGATGCGTTTTATTATAATAGGATCATTAATTGGCTCTAGGGTAATCATAACTTATTGATACTCCTCTACTACAATAATTCCACCAGTACCTGCTCCTCCAGTAGTGTTTCCAGCTGATGCTGCACTAGCCCCACTTCCTCCAGCTCCATATCCAGTAGCCGCATTCCCATTTGAAGTTCCTGTTACATCTAATCCACCGATTCCAAACAAACTATCCCCACCAGCTCCCCCAAAACAGCCAGTTGTCCCTCTGTATATAACTGGAGTTGATTTTCCTCCACTTATATTATAATCACCACTAGTAGCGGTTCCTCCAATAACTCCGGCAGCTCCAGTCGCTACTGTCGCTGACGTTCCTAAAGAAGTTCCTAAATTACCACCATTACCGGTTAATAATGCTCCAAATGTCGATGCGGCCCCCGCTGTTCCATTTGCGCCTGCGCCTCCTCCAGTCCCAGCAGCTCCGATTGTTACAGTCTGAGATGAGCCTATTGTTCCTGCACTAAAAATTTTTATTGCAGTACCTCCTCCACTCCCACCTTGTGCTCCACAACTTTGCCCCGTGGCCGCACTAGCGCCTCCACCCCCACCTCCTCCCCCAGTACAATAAACTTTACAATATAACATTCCGGCAGTTGGTGTATAAGTACCATTTCCGGTAAAAACTTGAATTGTGACAGTAGTTCCAGCTCCTGCCGGTGTAGCCCACGCCCCATCACCCCTCCAATAGGTTGCCGATGATGCCGAAGTTCCACTATTTAAATTAGTAACTGGGAGATTCCCTGTTACTCCATTAGCTAAATTAACCTGATTCCAGGATGGATTATTTGAAGTACCTTGATTGCTTAAATACCTAGTAGAATTAGTATCTTTAGCCAGCTTAGCTAGAGTATTGCTAGCGCTACTATATAGTATATCACCTTGTGTGTAACTTGTCAAGGTAGTACCACCATAATTATAGGCTATAGCCGTTCCGTTCCAAGTACCACTAGTAACCGTCCCTACAGTGGCTATACTGGCACTTCCAGTTGTAGGACATAGAGTGGCTGTTCCTGTAGGTAGTGTATAAACACCTGTATCATCGGCAGCCGTAAATGACATATTTTTTAAGTATGTGAGAGTTTTAGCCCCATTATTGACTCCAGTACCACCATAAGTTCCAGCTATTAACGAGCCATTCCAAGTGCCACTGGCTATAGTACCAACAGATGTTAAAGATGATGACACTACAGTAGAATTAAGGGTTGTACCAGTTAAAGTACCAGCGGCGGCTGTTACTGTATCACTAGCGCCTAACGCTATAGTTGTTCCATTAATTGTGGTGGAAGAATTAGCCAAATTGGCATTTGCTATGGCTGTCCCTGTCCATGTTCCACTGGTAATTGTTCCTACTGTCGCAATATCTGTTCCAACTAACTTACTGGCGGCTATACTTCCAGCCAACATAGTATTTGTTACTTTTCCTGCTCCAATTGTTGCTGCGAAAGATCCAGTACCTGTACCGGTGACATCCCCTGTTAGGGTAATGGTTTGATCACCAGAATTAACACCAGTTAGATTAGAAACAGCAGTAGCATTTGTACCGGATACCGCTACAGTTTGTATTTTTGCAACAGTTGGATTTGGGTAAGTACCACTTAAATCTCCACCAGCAGTTCCACCTGGAGCTGTACCTGTAATAGTTGTATTACCCGCAGCAGTTAAACGACCATTTGCATCTACAGTAAATGTACCAACCTGAGTCGCACTACCATAACTAGCTGCCGTTACTGTAGTAGTAGCTAAGTCAGCTGGTTGAATCAATGTATTGCCAGTACTAGTTATGACGCCTGTTCCAGTGGCTACTTTCATAAATCCAGTACTTAATACTGATAGTGGTTGTTCTGCTGTTAAATCGGTATTTGGTGTTTGTGTTATATATTTAGCGCTACTAGGGGCGTAATCTGATCCTAAATTATTTATTAGTGCTTGTAACCGAGTATACCAACTAGCCCATAAAGAAGAAGTTTTACCTGTTTCTTTATCAGTTTGTTGAGAACTAATAGGAGGAGGAGATAATAAGGCCATTATTAATAATTTCCAATTTCCGCGTAGGCTATAAATCCTAAAATAATGAAATTTGCATTCATAGTCGAAGTAACTCTAAACATCCAGCTCTTTGCTGAACCTAATCCATTTGCATATAAACGAGTATTATTATCAGAGCCAACAGTAAATGTATTTATTGTTGTCCAATTACGACCATCATCAACAGATTTCTCAATTGTAAATGTTTTTGAAGCTCCAATATTAGTTTCTACATCTATTTCTAATTTATGAATAAAAATTCGTCTACCACTAAAGTAGACAGGGGGTGTGACTACCATACGACGGATAGCTGTGCCATTTTCTGTGTACACGTTAGTATGCTGAGAGTATATTACCCCAGAATTAAAATCACCAATTAAAGATTTATCGTAGCAAAATGCTGAACAATTCCCAAGGAAACGTCCGTAAGTTCCGCTAATATAAGATTGTCTAGTTACTTGGGTTTGAACAGTTAAATCATAAGTGATCGTTATATTGTCAGTTGGGAATGTTAAATCATAAAAATTATGACCATCTTTCATATAACAATAGCCAATTGCATCTGATTTGGTAGTCATTTGGGCAATTTGATAATCTTGGGCTGGGCCTCCAATTGGCTGTAATTGATAGCCCTGTAATAGAAATACTTGATACCCGCCGCATTGAGATTTTCCGAGAAATATTATTGATTCCCCATATGCTGCCACAGATTGTTTAGAAGCCACACCATGTTGTATAAAAATATCAGGAGTTCGTTCAAATCCATTATCCCCATCATACCATGGTTCAATTGTTTTAGATCCCATTAAATATAATTTTCTTTGACTAGAAGCAATTGCAGCAATCCGATCAGCAAAGCCGGTTTTAGAGCCAAAATCCAGTGCGGCATATGATAAACCATCTGAAACTGCGCTTAAATAAAAACTAATTGAGTCTGCGGCTAAGACTATTACATAATCATCTTGGTTAGTGATATCAATAGCCGTCTGTGGGAAATCCGCATCAGAGATTGGGAATGTGGCGACTGCTGTGCCTATATTATAATGATATCCATTGGTACCATCAATAATGACTATTTGGTTATTAGTATCTATACCCCCGGTAATAACTACCATTTTGGCAAAACCAGTTGATGTGTTTAACGTACCTCTTTCAGTTTTAGTACCCGCCGAATTAATTGAATAAAACTTATTTCCGGCCACTGCATATAAAACTTCATTATGTTCTAGTAATGCTCGAACATTAGCTTGTGTTGTATCACAAAAAGCTGTCAATCCTGCAGTAGGGTAGGCAACTACTGAATACTTGCCTTTTGCCTGATCGGCTTCTAAATACATATTTATTAATCGTGATTGATTCTGATCAATAGATTTAGATTGATAGTCTGGATTCAATAAATCAATTGTTACTGGGCCGCTATAACCAGCCATTTTTTCAGCAACAGAAGCTTCTTGATAATTAACTAGTTGGGTCATATGCGGGAACTATCCTAATTTTAGAATTTTCAGTATCCCATAATTGCATCTCTAATAATGATAATTGTGCAATAGAGATTAATTCCGGAGCTGTTTTAGTTACATTCTTACCATATTTAGCAGCAATTCGAACAGCTAAATTATATGTTATTGTCTGGAGCCATTCTTGAGGAAAGTCTGGATTATCTCCCGATGCGTCAAAATCTTCTAATGATCTAATATATGTTAAACGTAGTGTTTCTGTAGCGTCATCAGGTACAGGCCAAACATATAAAGTACCACTCCCTAATTGGGGATCATAATAAATTCGATTTATTTTACCTGCAGATGTTTTATTGGGAATATTAAAAAATTCCACGCGACTATCAACTCTTACTGGTCGATCAACGTCATCTGCATTTCGGAATCTGGCGGCTTTAATATAAAGTGGCCGAGGAGAAAGTGTATAAGTAGCCTGATCCACAACGAGAGTAACTGTCATTTCAGTTTCAGTCCATAAATGAATTCCTTGCCCTTGCCAAGCCTTTACCATCATATTTAAAGTTCGAGCACATGTTGTATAATCGGCAGAAGTTGGTGTATCACCAATCCCTATTGCACCAATTAATTCCAAAGCATCTGCTATAATTGTGTCTCTAGTTAACGTAAAATCAATCGAACCGCTAGTAGCCATATTGTTACCTTAATGTAATTTCAGTTGGGGATTCATTTTCATCCCACGATATATCCATTTCGTCCCAAGTAAATTCCGTTCCATAATCATTTCCACTATTCATCATACCTCCCCACTCACTTAATCCGTCGATATCTACAAATGTTAGATTATCAAAAGATGGGCGAGGACGGGCGTCCGGAACCATTGGATCTTCTTTTGGGGCAATAATTGGTTCTAAATCAGGATGTTTCGCATCCCAACATCTGGGGCATGCTAATAAATTATCCCATTGGAGGCGTAAATCAGAACCATTCCAGGCACGTCCACATACATCGCATAGAGCCTTATGGTCACCATATTTGTACTTAGACTTCATAGCGCATACTCAAACTTATAGTTCTAGTCGTATTATTTTGTAAATTTGGGGTTATTGGCGAGAAGGTTGAAATAGTTGGGAAATAAAATAATTGTAATGATGTGCCACTCATTTGCGTCGCTAATATGCCATAAGTAGAGCCATTTATAAAATAGCCACATGTTGAAACAGTGGGTATAGAGCTACCTCCAGCTGTAATTGGTAATGTAATGCTCAGACTACCAGTTCCACTTCCTTCGGCCCCGCCGTCGCCATCTAAACCAATATCAATGAATACTACATTTCCAATACGACAATATCTAGCATTATTTGTTGAATAAACTGGTACAGTGTCTGGACCATTGGAAGAAGTGACTGTTGGTGTAAATGTTGTCCACGGTATATAGGTGCTTAATGCTCCGCCTCCAAAATTAATGCTAGTAGCAGATGCTACTCCTAAAGTAGGGGTAATTAGGGCTGGAGATGTGAATGATCCAGTAGTTACAGTTGGATTAGTTAAAGTCTTATTGGTAAGAGTATC